ATAGATGTCTTATCGCCCTTAGTGACCCGTACAGAGTCCACATACTCATGCTTGTCTGCCATAGCCTCATACTCTGAAAACGCCTTATACTCAACCTCTGGCATTCCTACGGTGTCTAAGAGCAAGCTGTAGGCGTGTTGGTGTATGGACTCCATGTTGTTAAAGGCACCCATCATCATACGAGCTTCAGGCTTCTTAAATATCTTCATGTACCTATCAACGTAACCAGAGCTAACGTCAACATCAGACTGAGTGAACAGTCGGAATATTTGAGTTAGTAGATTCTTCTCAGATTCGCCAAGGTCTTGCCAATCTTTTACATCATTGTGCAACGGTACATCTTCAGGGAACCAGTGCATCTGATTCTGCTGTGAGTAGTAGTCAAACATCCAAGGGTTGTCAAAAGGCTTGTAGTAGTCTCTTGTGTCTAATAGGCTCATAGTTGTGAAATCCTTTCATCTGTTATTACGGGGTCTGGAACGTCCCCTTCTTTAATAAAAATACCATTGCTGTTCATGTGGCCTTTACGATCTTTAATATCTAAGTAAGCAACACGTAAGCACTGGTCTAGGTCTGTGTCGTGCATAACTGCTAATGTATTTAACACAACAAGACAGTCGCCTATATCATCAGAGACATCACGCTGTTTAGCTATGTTGTCTCCTAGCTCCCCAATCTCAGACACAAGCTTAGCAAACTGTGCTAAGGGTGTCGAGTTATTAATAATACCTTTTTCGTAACTCCAAAGGGTTACTAAATCTACCATTGTTTTATTCATTGTTTCTCCACTGGAAATGCATTTAAGTTTGCAGCTACTGTGCGACGTTCTCCTTCGCCTTTAAATGGATATACCATATGCTGTAGCCACGAAGGAAAGAAATATATTTTACCTACTTCTGGTTTGAACACCACTGCTTGTGTAGGCTTTAGTCTTTCTTTGTCATTCACTGCGCTTTGACCATAAACAAACTCTAAAAAGCCATCAACACAACCTGAAGCGTTGTAGTAACTAAACTCTCCCATGTGTGGTGCATTTAGTTTTTCTATTTGTTCTGGTACTTTTGTCCATGTTGTGCAGCTAATACCCATTATAGTCTTAGTGCCATGATCATGTATAGGGTTGTAGTCACCTGCGTAACTGTGAACAGACCATAGTTCGTCTATGTCTATGTGCCTGTCTCCATCTAAGTTTTGACCTGTATGTTGAAAGAACTGACCAACGTAGTGTACTGCCATGCTCTGTAAGTAGGCTCTAACGTCCTCTAAGTCCTTATGTGTATGGTCTATTCGTAGCTGCTCTCCATGCTGTATCTGACCTACAAGAGTGTCAGCAGCGGTTAGCCTGTCCTCTTGTAGCAGTAGATCATCTAAGAAAACATTTAAAGTATCTACATGCTCCAGAGGAAAATCTATTTCCATCATAAACACAGAAGGCAGAGGAAGCATTTTAAAAGTTATTTCACTCACTGAAGTGTGTCTCCAGTACAATTAATTTATCTTCTGATTCAGCTATCTTTCCTACTAGCTCATCCATAGTCTCAAGCATTGTATGCTCTCCTACGGCTACTGGATTATCAAGATAGTTTTTAAGTTCTGAACCAGCCCACATAATCTTAGCTTTGTACATACTCTTTAGTGCTTTTATTCTGTGGTCTTCCATTGCTCTTTTAACTCCTCCATGTTTTTAGTGAGCCATTCTGCATAGCTAAGCTTGTCTTCTTTATTGTAGTCACTTGCATACTCAGCCCACTTTTTAATAGAGAAGTTTTTAAAACTATTATCTTCTAAAGCTTTTTCAGCGTAGTAAGATTTAAAATCTTTGCAGTCAACAAGTTTGTTTTCTTCCCATATATAATATTTACAATCTTCAAAAGAATCTTTAGACATACTTCCCCTTACTAACGCATTGACAAATCAAATGAGGCCCATACTGCCTACATATTTTAATGTCTTTATCTACGCATTTAACATTCTCAGGTTTGTAGTAGTCCCATTTGCTACGTTGTGTTCCATCAGTAGTACAGGGGGGTAATAATAATAGTAATAAAAATAATTTAACCTTCACAGCTTAAGCACTCCCCTTCTTCTAAGTTAATTCTTGGTATTTTAATGTTAACATTCTCTGTATTTCTAGCTGCATTAGAGCGCAGGTAATACATAGATTTGAGTTTGTTAGCTCCCGCCCAATGTACGCTATTAATATACTCCAGATACTCATCGTGTACCTCCTGTTCTGCTGTAGCTGGTGGTGGAATAAAAAATAAGTTTACTGACTGAGATTGACACACATACTTCTGTCGTTGGTAAGCGTGTTCAATAATCCAAATCTGATTTAGTTCAGGTGCAGTTTTGAATACTTCTTTTTCTTCTTGAGAAAGTGCCTCCAAGCTTGCAACCGAGCCTTCAGCAGCAGCAATCTCTTTCCACGTTTTATCTGTATTGATTCCTTTTTCATCTAGTAGCTTCTCCAAGTACTTGTTCTTTACTTTGTATGAACCAGTTAAAGTTTTGTGCGTAAATACGTTAGCCCTCGTAGGCTCAATACTAGGACTCGTTCCACCACATATAATACTACTGCTGGCATTAGGAGCAATAGCAAGCAGATGTGAGTTACGAACACCATCGCCGACCATATCAGGAGCTTCGCCCCTAGATCCAGCAAGTTGTACACTTGCCTCAGTAGCTCTTTCCTTGATGTGTTTAAAGGCTCTATTGTTAAAGCTGGAAGCGTACATTCCCTCAAAAGGGAGTCCATTACGTTGAAGATAAGAATGAAAGCCCATCGCACCAAGGCCAATCGCCCGTTCTCTATATGCACTATAAGCGGCTTTTGCATAGCCTGTATTATCTTTGTCCACTTCAATTTCAAAGTCCTCCAAACTATCTATTTTACAGTTGTGTATATTACCATCAACAGCTAAAGCATTATCAATAAAATGTTCTAGTGTGTTGTCCAGCATAGTAACCAGATCACTGATGAACATATCCTCATCTTTCCAATCATCAAAGTATTCTAAGTTAACACTAGACAGGCAGCATACTGCTGTTCTTTCTTCGCTCGTAGGCAGCGTTATCTCAGAACATAAATTACTTTGTATTACTTTCAGCCCTAGTTCTTTCTGTTTCTTAGGGAGAAGATCGTTACACCTGTCTAGATTAACAATGTAAGGTTCACCTGTCTCTGCTCTGGTGTGTATTAGCTGCCACCACAAGTCCCGCGCTGGGACTGTCTTAATAGCTTGCTTTGACTTAGGATCTATGAGCCTCCAAGGAAGGTCATGTTGGACAGAATATAAGAACTCATCATTAATAGTAACGCCGTTATGAAGATTAAGACATTTGCGATTAAGGTCACCACCAGTAGTTTTTCGCATAGCAACGAACTCTTCAATTTCTGGATGGCTAATATCCATGTACGCAGCATAAGATCCTCTCCTAGTTTTCCCTTGATTGAAAGCAAGCATTTGACTATCTACAACATGCATAAATGGGATGCTACCAGTAGACTCACTACCGTGAGCAGTAGATACCCCATTACTCCTAACATCACCCCAATATCCACCGATGCCTCCACCTGAACTTGCAAGCCATATGTTCTCATCATAATGATCAGATAAACCACGCCTTGAGTCAGGAACATAATTAAGAAAACAAGAGATAGCTTGACCACGGCCAAGTCCCCCGTTGCTAAGGATAGGAGTGCTAAACATGAACCAATTAGAACTTGCGTAATTATAAAGTCGCTGTGCAAGATTGAAGTCAGTATGTTCTTGATAAGTAGCGCCATATACAGCGGCCCTTGCAAAAGCTTCTTGAGCGTGTGTTTCATATTTTGAAAAATACCTGTCTTTTAAAGTTTCTAAAGAAAACTCATTAAGTAGTTCTTCTTTATCGTAGTCAATTTCTATCCCTAAATAATTCGTCTTCCCAATTTTTAATGTCATCAACGTCATCCTTTTCTTTTAACTCTGATTGCCTGTGTCCTTTAGTGCGCGATTTGTTTTTTGCTTTTTTACGTTTATTAAATTTTTCAAGGCGCTCTGCTTTCCTATCCCAAGACATCCTGATTCTCCATCAGAAAAGCCATGAGCTTCTCTTCATACCAACGGGCCTTTCGTAAGTCTTCAATAGGCTTAGTCTTATAACGAAACCTCCAGCGATACTTCAAAGAGTTACCACGAAGATAACCTACAAACTCATCAGGTGTAAGCATAGCCTCAATAGCTTCTATGCACTCTATATGTCCGTTATTGTAATGCGCTGGGTGATCTACCATAGTGTTTATTAAATTAGAATACGATTTACCTAAACGATTATTAGGTATGTTTTCACCGTATACAGGGTGATCATTAG